TGGCTGCGTTAATACCAAATACATTATAAAGTACTATCAAATGGTTTAATATTAAACGTTCGCTCAACTCACCCGTTGTTTCGTAACGGTTAAACAATCTTTTAATGTATTTAAACTTCTGAAGATCTTCTTGAAATTCTTCAGTCGTCATACATTGCGGGTTGCTATAATTTTTTGCCGCAAATAATGTAAAATTCTTGCTCGATAATTTTTCAAAGCTATTCATAATATCCTATGACAAAGTTACAGTAGGGAGAACATCTCTCCCTACTATTTACTACTAGTAATTGCTAGCACTATCTGCTGCAGCTACTTTCTTTTTTAATTGACTGAACTTCTTTTTGCCGTTGTCGTCTTTCTTGGCTTGGGGCTCTGTGTCGATTTCTTCGCCTGCGGCTGTCTTGAAGACGGCTTCTTTGACTGCGCCTTGTTTACCGAGCTTTTCTTTTGCGTCATAGGTTGCTGGACCTTTTCCTTTTGGTTCAGCTGCTCGCTTGGTTTTGTCGGCTCCATTGGGGGTTCCGTCTTTGTTTGGCTCGTCGGTAACGAGGACGGAGTGGTCGTCGATAAAACCTTGCTCGCCTTCTGAATGAGGTTCCATAACGTCTTGATCATCTTGTTTATCCTTCATGTTTGCGTGTTTAATTTCCTTGGCACCCTGACCGATGAGCGGTGCTGGGTTACCTTCTTCACTCAAAAATGAATCGTATTCTGTTGATTCATTTTTTTGTGCTGAGTAATAAGCAGCTAAAGCCATCTGCTTACGTTTTTCTGTTGATTTACCTGCAAACTGAGGTGCATCTGAATGCACGAAGTCACTAATCCATTTACCAGCTGGTTCATCTTTAGATAACACTTCATTGATAAGAATATCTAGTTCTTTTTCATTGAAGAGTTCGAAGTCTTCTTTCTTCATTTTCTTTTTAGCTGCGATCTTTTCTAAGTCAGATTTCTTAGGACCAGCTAACGTATCTACTACATGCTTTTCTTTTTCAGAACCGCCATAAACACCAGGTTTTGCGTGATGTCTATAAACACCGTTCTTATCGAATTCCATCTCAGCAAGTTGTTCGCCTTGAGGTTCTTCTGATTTAATATCTTCTGCTACTTTTTTCTTAGAGCGAAGAAGTTTAAAGTCATGAGCATCAACTTTGCCATTTTTGTTGGCATCAATCTTATGTTGATCTCCTTTTAATTCTTCTTCAACCTTTTCTTCTTTGCTTTCTTTGTCGCAAGAAGACTTCATCTTTTTATATGCCTCAGATACAGAATCTGATTTGAAAATGCCCCAATTCATTTTAATTTTCCTTTTATAAATTGTTATTTAAACAATATTGTTAATAAGTTAGTATTGCCTAATAAGTATCCGCATACTATTGCAGCTCCTACGATCATCCATCGCCATCTCTCTAATATATCGACACGTTCTTTTACATTTTCCATAGTCTCTTTCAATGAAGCGTGTTGATCTTTATCAGATTTAGCTAGTTCATCGATCTTTTGATCGAGTCTGTCCATGATCTCTCTGTTCCCCGTAGTAATTCGAGAATGGAGTTCTTTGATGTCAGACTTAACCGCAGCAACATCTTCTTTTAAATCTGCCATTTGAGTTTCCAATCGGGTAATTCTTTCTATGTTAACGTTTTCGACAGTTGCCATTACTAAAGCCTTTTACTTACTAGTTGTTTTCTTTAACGCCAATCTAGCTAGATGACGAACTTTAGACATTGGAGTATGTGTTGCACCTGATTTGTCTGTAACTGTATCAGAACCAGGTTTTATTTTACGCCATGGTGTTTCTTTTTTCCATGAACCTAAACGCTCATCTTCTTTTGCGTTAGTATCGATATCTTTATAGTAGCCTTCAGATTGTGTTTCTTCTTTAGTTAACTTATTAACCGCTTTAGATATACCATCATCACGCTTCCAAGCTTTCTCTTTATACTTCATAGACAATCTATTCCAACTATCTTTTGAGCCTGGTTTTCTAGCCGTCTTACCTCTATTTTCAAAGTCGGTTGCAATTTGACCATGAATACGTGCATCTTTTGCAGCCTTAGGAATATAAGAAGCTAATGTTTCTTTAGAGATCTCATCAATCTGTACTGATTCTTGAGCGTCCTTAAAGTCTTGAGCTGTAGGTGCACCTTCACTTCCAGGTTTACGCATCTTTTCGCCAGATCCTGATGCTATTCTTTTACGTTTAGCATGGATATTATCCCATAAGCCGCGCTTACCTTCTTCTAGATCTGTATCTTCTTTTTGTACATCTAACTTAGCGCGAGCAAACATGGCATCGTCGCCTGTTACCATATTAACTAAGTCGTTATAAACACTTAGCAACATATTACGCTGTTTAATCGATAGTTGTTTATCAGCTTTAAATGTTTGCATAGCATTTCTAAATATTGCTACATCATTCTTATCTAATAAACCTAAACGAGCAAGTTGCATTAGACGTGAGTCTTGTTTATCTGCTGCTTCCTCTAGTTCAACAGACTCTTTCATAGTGTCATGTTTAACTGAAGTCTTTTGTGTACCATATGAACCACCATGGAAATGAACTGTATCATCTTCACGTGTAGCTTTCCATTTGTTACCAGTCTCATCTTTAAATGAATGAGATTCACCATGCTTTAATGCTGCGATTGGTTTGTGGTGTTCTGGATGTAGAGGGATTGAGAAGTCTTTACCATGATGTACAGTCTTCATTGTACCCCAAGAATACTTGGCAGATTTAACTGTTGCTTCTTCGATATGTTCTACTGATTCGCCGCGCATCTTCTTTGCTTTAGCATCATTAGCATCTACATCACCATCATTATCAATATCATCTGCTTTATTATAAGCGTCATCGCCAACTTTAATTAAACGACGGACTTTACGGCCAGATGCAGAGATCTTAAAATCTCCAGTTGCAACCATTCGAGCTTCTAAAAATTGTGCTAGCGTTTTCATATTAATCTCCAAGACCTACTGCTACACCCTTTGTTGCGTCAGCGCATGTGATAGTATCGGTTGGAGCTTTTTTTACAAAAACAATATCATTACTCTTTAGTGTAAATGTACCTAAAGTGGTACCATCGCTATTTTTTATAGTGACTAATGTATCTGATCCTCCATCGTGATATAAACGCACACAATGTGCATTACCTACATTAGTAGCAGTAGTAATCTCTGCTTCAGTACCCAATACTTGAATTAATCTGTCTGACATTTTTTTATTTCCTATCGAATGTTGATAAGTCTTCTTTGAAGGACTTAATAGTTAATCTTTTTTTATCTTTAGGTTGTTTGCTTTTAGCAACTGTGCCTTTAGCAATCCATCCATATTCGTTTAACATTTTATTAATGACTGCTTCTTCTACTTTAATTATATCTTTCAGCCATTTTCTTTGCTTCTCACCATCATATGTTTCAATGATTACATAATTTGATCCGAGTCTTTGGATCTGGCCGATCTGCTTAGTGTCTTTAACTTCTACTACATCGCCCGCTTTAAAAAGCTCGCCGTTAACATAAGCTTCACGTTCTTTTGATAACGTTGGTAACTGTATATGTTGTCTAAAATTATATGTTTCTTTTAATCCTAGGCCTGAACGAACAGCATTAAATAGTTTATGACCTTCTTTTAATGTCGAAGGTAAACTCTTAACAAACAATTCAAAGTTATTATCTTTAGCAGCTTCAATTATTTTTGGTTCAATATCATGTGTATCAACAGAGATAAAATCTATTGACTTAAAATTATATCGAGATCTATTATAATTGTTAACTTCTTCTTTAAGTTCTTTAGGAATATTAGGCATTACTAAATCGACTTTAGTATAACCTTGTTCGTATAAAGAATCTAATGCATCATATAAATCTACTATCTTTGAATCACTAATTATAGAACGTGCATGACGAGGGAATATCTTTCGCATGAACTTAACTTTTGTATTGTACTCTAATGGAGAGTGCTCGTCACATTCTTGCGATGTATAAATCCTGTATGGTCCACCTTCGGCAGACTCATGTACCTTATTGATTAGCTTTTCATTCTCAATGTTTGGCGGATTGAAATGACCAAATGTCAATACAACTTTACCACTAGTTTCTTTAAGGTATTCCTTAAACTGTTTCATAATTAAAATCCTACTTGGCTCTTACTATCAAATTTTGGTAATTTTCTATTCTTTGATTTTCTTGCGATATCTTCTTGTCTAACACGACGTATTAATTTTTGAGATATACGATTGACGGCATTCTTCATGCGGCCTAATTTTATATCCACTTGTTTTCTTTGTGCGATGGGAATTTCAGATCTAGAGCGGCCTTGATAAAGGCGTCTTATTAAGAGGTTTCTTGCCCTCTGTTTTGATCTAAGTTTTAATCGTTCAGGACTAGCGAACCTACGTTGCTGTACTTTACGAGCCATGGCAATGCGAGCACCACGGCGGATGAATTGTTGTTTTCGTTTGATTCGAGCAGACGTATCTAAAACTTCATTGAGTTCAGATACTTCTTCATCTGTCAGTTGTACAGACTCAAGTTCTAGGTCGAATTCCTGCGAATATTCTTTAAACTTTAACATATTTTCCCATTAACCACGTGTGATAATAATCGAATTGAACATCTTACGAAGCGGTCCCAGTTAACAGCTTCTATTTCAATTCCATCAAATTTAATAACTGGTTCACTCTTATTTATAATAGTTTAGGCTACAACACTAATCTATTTCATCATCATCTTGATCAAATTCTTGTTGACCTTCTGATGTCAATATAGTCATCCTATGTGATTCTGGGGAAAGACCAACTATCCTATCTGCTAAGTTTAAATACTCGTCTTCTCTCATGCTTACATATGTGACTTGAGTAGAATAGTACTTCCTAGTCTTGGACCTTTTATTAGGACCTTTCTTAGGCTTAACTAATTCTTCATACTCTAATTCATACCAACCAGTGCGCTGTGTTTTCTTGCGCTGGAGTTTTGTAGACATGATATTACTTTCAGTTAATCGTTATGACCCATACCTTTTCGTGTATCACTCATTAGTTCATGCGCATGTTCATCTGAGACATGTGCTGGTACACCAGCTCTAAACTTCTTAAAATCTTTATTCTTAGCGTGTTCACGCATCTTCGTACCAGACATACCTGTATCTCCTTCTGCATCAGGATCTCTAGTACCTGCAGAGTGGACACTAATCTTTTTAAAGTGGAATGGTACATGACCTTCTTTGTTTGGTTTTCCGTTTAATTCTTTAAACTTCTGTTTATATTCAGCAACACGATCTGAGCCAGCAACTACATGTAGGTGTGTTACACCTTTCTTGTGTAGCTCAGCAGCATGTGAGAACAATGTAGGATTTTCTTTTGATGATGAACGGATGTTTGCACCAGGTGCATAACGTTTAAGGTGTTTAACCTTCTGTTCACCAGACAATGGATTCTTTTTAGAATCTTGAGAATGTGATACGATCATGTGATGCTCACCTCCATGTTTCTTAGCAACTTCTTGCACCTTATTGATTACTTTAAGGTGACCAGAGGTTGGAGGATTCATGCGACCGTAAGCAAGAGTTGCATGTTTGGCTTCAGCTTCTTCCTTAAGGAAGTTTGAAAAGGTTTGCATTATTTGTCCTTAGCAAATCTTGGATTGTTTAAGATAGCATTTGAAACTTTTACTGGAACAAGCTTCGAAACTGGTCTTAATTTTCCATTGTGTTTTTTCTGTAATACTATACCTTCTCCTGGAGATTTCTTACCATCGATAGATGTTTCCATATCAGGATGAGTTACACCTTTTAATACGTGTTCAGTAGCTTGACCTAAGTGGTGACGAATATCTAATGAACGTTGGAAATGTTCTTTATGTGCATCGACATGACTAGATAATGCATTAAACTTTGACATAGCTTTTTCTTTACCAACAGCAGTCTTTAATTTACCAGCTGCTTTCTCTCCCTCACCGGCCAAATGTTTTTTGTATCCAGCGATTGAAGGTGCTTCACCTCTTCGTGTAGTTCTATTCAAGTATATGGTGAAATTACTAGTATGTTCAGGTGTTAAGTGATGTGTTGAATGTGTATCCATTAATTTTTGAGCTGCTGTCAAATGATGTTCTACGTGTGCTTGATCTTCAGCTGTATATGGATGTTCTTTATGATTAAATGTATATGCTGGAACAAATACATTATTGCTCTTCTTAACAGCACCTTTAGAAGGAGCATGAGCAACACCATTAGTTACCTCAGTATGTATAGCCAACCCAATAGGAGCTTTTGTCTTTGCTTTATATGTGATTCTATTTGGAGTTGTTGTAGTGGTATCTTTACTTTGTTTAGTAGTTTCATCTTTTGGTGTATGCAGTAAATCACCTTGAATGTGGTGTCCTTTACTAACGATCTCATGACCATGTTTCAATAGATGTTTTAATGCATGAGCATATTGTGGTTGATGACCAAAATGTTGGTCTACTTCTTCAGGAGTTCTTGCAACGACTCCTCTTGCAATCCTGTGTTTATCTGATACACCTACACCCTTAGCATCGTGTATTACATGGACAGATGAACCACCGTCGGTTTTCAATGAAGCCGATACTTCACTCTTTTCACCTTTGCGAAGTTTGTGAAACTGTTTTACTAAATTTATAGCTGCATTGCCATATCTTGAATCTTCGTGAGGTAAATCTTTCGTGTGCGTGAGATGACCGAGCATCTCATCGTCGACTGATGTACCTTCGAACAAGAAATCTTTAAAGCTAATCATTAGCAATTCCACTTTCTTAAAGCTAAAGCTTTTCTGGTTGGTCTGCCTTTTTCATCCTTCATAGGACCATCAACTCCACTCATACGAGCACAGAATGATTTACGACGTTTAGCAGCTTTACTTCCTGGTTTTAATTTAGATGGTTTAGTAGTCACGGCTGTTTGAAGTTTACTACCAGGATTTTCTCTCTTATAAGCATCAACACCTTTTTGTGTTAATCCACCAGTAGACGACTTATGTCCTTTAGCATCAACAGCATATTCTTTGATGTCTTCTTTATCGTCTTGTCCAGGAGTATCTTTCTTATAACGCTTTGTAAGTTTGGTTGTTCCCCATTCTCCTGCGCCGTGTTCTTCTTCTAAGTATTGTTTGAAAGTTATCATATCTCTTTGGCATTCTTATTTGAAATTGCTGTTAATTTAGCTACGATAAAAAATCTACCGCCTCTAACCCCGAATTGTGTCTTAGCTTGTTCTGGTCTAATATAATAATATGGTTCGTAATCACCCGTTGGTTCTTTACCATGAAATACTGTATGACTGCTAGTGATGGTGTAAATTCCACCGGTACCTTTTTTAAAATCTAACACTCCTTGATACAACACATCAATGTTTTGTCTGGAGTCAGGACCTGAAGTTTTAAAATCTTTACCAAAAAGAGTTTTCATACGTGTGCGTTTATCTTTAACTTTTCTGTAATACGCAGTCTTCATAGGTAAAACACCAGGAGAACCATCAGTCGATAGCATATTCTTTACATCTTTTACAAATACATCTAGCTCTTCTGATGGAGACAATTCAATCATGCCTCCATACTGTTGGAAATCTTTTGCACGTGTACCCTTTTTATGGGAGATCCATGCAACCTCTTTACCTTTAGGATCTAATATATGAAAGTCGCTCTTAGGTGTTCCATCAGTTTTCTGAAAGTTAGAACACTGAACTACTTTACCATTTATATCAACCTTAATAAACGGTTTGTTTTCTTTATTTAAGAGTGCTTGCAACTTAGCTTGAATATCTGTCAATGCTATTGACTCAGCTACTGTACCAGATCCAGCACCCTTACCACCAAATTCGGCCGTTTTTGCAAGATCTGATATCTTGTATTCTTTATTTGTTGTGCTCTTCAAACGAATCGCATTTAACAAATCATTGCTGCCTTGTTTTAAACCTTGAGCTATCGCTCCAAGAACAGCAGCATCGTTTTTAAACTTCACAACTTCGCCGGAAAATAAAACAAAATCTTTGCCTTCTTCAATCTTCTTGATTAATGTTGGTCCTCTGCCTTCTCGCCCAGGTTTTAATAGTTCACTGGGTGTAAGTTTCTTATATTGACTTTGTGCCACAACCTTGCTCCATGTTACTGTTGCTCTAAATGGCAACTGACATATACAAGATCTATTTATATAAAAAAGAGGGGGCATGAAGCCCCCTTTCAAAGTACTACATTATGACACTGCTTAACTATTCTTTACGTATAACTCATATAAGGGATCTTCCAGTTCACGTGCCTCGATCTCCCATGGAGAATGATAATGATCTCCTTTATATGCCTTATTGTCGATCCTACCGGTCATCATTTGCCATACATGTACTAGCTCATGCGCTAAACACTTGATAGCAAAGTCTAAACCTCGATCTCCCCTGATCTCTACCATGATCTCTTTAGGTTTACCATTAGGATAGTCTTCTGTGCATAGACAATAACCATCCACGTATTCCTGTAAACCCTTACCACGGACTGATATTTCAATATAAACTTTTCTGTCTTTTTTACCCAACAATTCATTTAGAAAAAGTGAAGCTGCGCTGTACAACTCTTCACGCTTTGCAGCGGTAAGATATCTCGATTGCTTTATATAAACCACCACACTACCCACCTTTCTTATTCATCATAATCTGGTCCGAAAAAACGAGGATCTGCAAGCTGCATCAAGTCTTTTTCGACATCTTCTACCATGTCTACAGGAATATTCATCATCGCTGCGATAGTTAAAGGTTTATAACCTTGACGCAAGTGATCTTCAATATCCATGGCAAGTTCCTTCATGCGACTCATGCTTTTCCTTTCTTAAAGTTATTACTAATTAAATTGGCATTTCGTGCACCAATCTTCCATATAGTTCCTGTGCGATTAGGAAATGTCCGTTGTGCTGCCTTAATTTTACGTGGTTCACATACTGTAAACTTCACGCCATCTACGATGGTTACGGTGTCATTGTATCTCATTATCTTACGTCCGCAATATAAACATCAAAACGAGTAGCATGTTTCTGTGGCAAGTATGCGTCATATGCA